AGGACATCGAAAGGGCAGGGCAAGAGGGCGTTGTTGATGTCATACGGGCGCACGATGCGCAGCGAGATACCGTTATGAACCTGGCGAGAGGCCATATCGACACCCTGCGGCATCAGAAGGTCAGCCGTCGCGAAGGTGATGGCGTCCTTGTGGTAGATCAGGTTCTGCGGATACTGCGTCGAGGCAGCGCCGAGGAACGTGACGGCCGCGCCGGAGACCGGCAGAGCGTCAACGGTGGCAAGCGCCTGACCCGCCGAATACATTGCCGGGACAGTGACGGAAGCCGTGGTGGACGCCGTAACGTCGGCCAGACAGACAAACTGATACAGCGAGCCCGTCGACTCACGGGTCTGCGGGTTGACGGCGTAGACGTTGGCGATGGTGAACACATCGCCGGCCTTGATGGTCGTCGTGGTAAGACCCGTCAGAACAATGGTCGTGGAGCCTTCAGTCGTGACCGAGGTGCTGACCGTGACCGTGCCGGCGCGCGAACCAGTCGTGAACTGCTTGATCGACTGCGACATATTCAGTTCGTCATAGCCAAGTATGCCTTCGCCAAACAGACCGCTCTTGAACTGCTTGGAGATGGCCGAGACCGGGTTGAACAGGCCCTTCATGCCCTCGATCAGCGCGGCATTCGCGGCCGGGTTGACCGTCGCATAGCGCGGCGACATGACGGCGGCGTTCTCGTTGAGCTTCTGCTGCGCCTGCAACAGAACCAGCGAGGTAGCCGGGGTCGTGCCGGGGGTGCCGACCGAATTGCCGATATACTTGAAGCTGTTCGCGACATCGGCGTCGATGGACGACGCAAGCTGCGAAATACGAGGCTTCAGCACACGTTCCGCGAAGTCGTCCAACTGCATGGTCAGCTCAGCGGTCGTGAAGTTCACGCCGATGTGCTTCTGGCTGGAAACCGCGAGCGTGGTATACTGCTCGTTGTCGTCCTGAACCTGGAGCGCCGCGCCGTCCGTGACCAGAGCGCGGTCGGGCAGGCGGATACGCAGGGTCGAGCCGATCTTCGCGCCTTCAACGGCGAAAGAGTCGTCATACTGGCGGTTGACGGTGCGCGTCAGGACAAGATTATTCTCAAGGATCTCAAGAGCCTTGCGAGTAATCATGTCAATCGTAAGAATTGAGTTAGACATACCTTATCTCCGATTCTGCGCTTCCCACTTCTTGATCTGACGCTGCCGTTCCGCTTCAATCCATTCCGACGTTGACATCGACTTTAGCGACCGAGGGTCTGTCGTGTCATAACGCGGGCCTGAGTTTGACCGGGTAGCCGTGACAGGAGCAAGAGGTGCGGGCGCGGTTGAGGTTTTCTTAACCGGCGGGTTTGTGGTCAGATTGACCTCAATTTTGCCTATCTCTTTCGCCTGCAAGACGGGCGACAAACGGGAGATGCGAGCCGCTTCCTTCGGGTTGGAGCCGAGCCAATAAATGACCTCGGGGCCAATGTCGGAAGCCTGGATCGCATGGGCCATAATGTCCGTGACGGGAAGGTTGGGGTTATACGCGACTTGTTCAAAGTCCTCGTAACGATCCCGCGCTTCCTCTTCGCGATCCTTATAGCCGTCCAAAATAGCAGCCTGTTGGGCTTCGGCTTCCCGACGCGCTAGAAGCTCTTGAGCTTTCTGCTCAGCAAGTGCTTCCGCATAATGCTGGGCAGACTCAAAATCATCCGGCGCGGGAGGGGGCGCGACAGGCTTTTGGGCCTGCTGAAGCCGTTGGGCTTGCTCTCTTTCCCATTTACGCTGTTCTCTTGCCAGGCGCTTGCTTACAATGGCGTCCAACTCTTCCTGAGAGAACGTCTTTGCAGGCGGCTGTCCTTCCGGCGTCGTTACTGCGGGCTCCGGCGCTGCCGTAGCTTCCGGTTCCGGCGCGGGGCTGATCTCCGCTACAGCATGGTCTTCATCGCTCACGCGATTCTCCTTCTACCTAGCTGTCCGGCTAGTCGGCTTGTCTATATTACTGTTATTACGCGCCGACCACAACCGGAATATCCGGCACGTTGCCAGCGGCAGCCTGCGCCGCCTCGGACTTCTCGGTGCGGATGGTGTTATCAAGAATGCCAGACAGCAAACCGCGCGCCATCGCGTCGAACACCTCCGCGCCAGTCGGCGGGCGAACGTCAGGCGGGATCGGCGGATCAGCAGTCGGGTCACCGCCTTCCTCTACGCCATTCGGGAAGTAGAGCTTACCGTAGGCGATGGCGATGCGGTCGATGTCAGCCGTGGCGATCTGCGCGTCTTTACGCAGACCGGCGAGTCCGTCGTTGCGGTCAAAGCCGATGTAAAACGATCCGCTCATCAAGCATTTCCTTCTTTAGTTTCGACCGTCACCGGCTCATTTGCAGCAGCCACAGCGGCTTCCAGCTTGGCGAGAATGGCAAGCGCCGGTTTCGCGCCCTGTATGCCGGATGCCTTCACGGCGAGGTCGAGAAGACCGCCGAGCGAGTTGAGTTCGTCCTGATCGAAAGTGACTGAAATGGTGTTCATGTAGTTCTCCAAAGGTGTCCGCGCTGTTGGAGACGACACGGGCAGCGCAGACGGTCCTCCCGTGTCGTGTTAGTGTTAGCCGATGAGCCAGTTCGTGCCGTCTGAAACCACAGGCACCTTGTTTGCCCCGCCGCCAGCGACAGTGGACAGGAAGGTCGTGGCGTTGGCGTCGGTGACAAACGAACGTGCGCCAGCGCCAGCCGTTGAAGCAGACGGGAGCGAGGCGACAGTTGTTGAACCTGTCACGGGAACCATAAGGCGAGACGAGCCGGTGCCAGCGTTTTGCGCGCGGAGGTAAGCGACGTTGCTCGACCATGTAAGCGCAGCGCGCTCATAGTTACTCGCGTCGGTGTAGGTATTGTAGACGTTGAACGTCTGGGCCGAAGTGCTGTTTCTCAGCGCGAGCGTGTTGGCGGCGTCGCGGGCGAGGAACACATCTGAATTGGAACCTGAAACGGTGGTGCCGCTTCCAAAACTAAACGTGCAAAGACTTCCAACTGCGACTGTATTAAAGGCCGATATTGAAACAATGTTTTGAGCAGACGCTCCTTGAGCAAAAAGACCAGCATAAAACGTAGCGTTTGAGTTGCCCGCAATCGTCAGCGCCGTCTGATACCCATTCTGCGCCGTGCCAGCCGTTCCCGCAGGCGCGACTTGGAAGATGATCGAGCCGCCAGCGCCCGTGCCGGTGCCTTTGCTGCCAGCGATGGTGAAGTTCGCGCCTGCGGTGTTCGACGTTCCCCCGACGACGCTCTGCACCTGTAGCGTCTGGGCGACAGGGGCGGCGCCGTCGGCTGCGCCTAGCTGGAGAGAGGCGGCGGCGGCTACGCCAATAATGGCGTTAGTTCCAAACGAACTTTCCGTCGCAAGATTTATGTAAGTGTATGCAGCAGCGCCGGGGGCATAAATTCCAAGACCAGCGCCAAGTCTTCCGACCATAGCAACGCCACGACCATCTGTTCCCCTGACAGACAAGGTTGGGTAATTGCCGCTGCCAGAATATCCGACAGAAACGTCGCTTGCGAACTGAGCGCCACCAGCCTTGTTGATTTGCGCTTTAGTCACGCCGCCAGTTTGCAAGTCTAGCAGCAACGAAGCCGCCGCAGACGCCGTATCGGTCGCGTTGAACACCAAGCCTTTGAACGTCACAGCGCCAGCGTTCCATGTCTGCGACAGGTTGAGGACGGGCTGGCTGGTCGTGACGGTGGAGCCATTAAAGGTCGCTGATCCCAGCAAGCCGCCTGCAAGCTGCAAGCCGCTCATTTTCACCGGGCCAACGCCAGTCGTCTGCACGACAGGAAGAACGTCTGTCGCCGCAATATTCGAGGCGCTGGCAGTAAGGCCGGAGATTTTTGTATTTGCCATATTACGCCTCTAGAAGCAGATAGCTGGTGCCGTCTTCCAGCATGAGAAAGTCGACGCCATTTTCCAGAAGGATGCCGTTGGAAATGACAGGCGGCGTAGGCGCCCCGGTAGGGCTCACAGCATACGGGCCGTCGCCAACTTCGTAGCTCTTGGCCACGTTGACATTAACGACCTGATCGCTGGTCCTGATCTTAAGCATAATAGCTCACGTTGAGTTCAGCCGATCCCGTCTGCTCAATGAACTGAATGCGCTTCAGATCGCCGTCGTAGTTGAAATAAGCGCCCGCCGCGACAGGCATTCCAACGCTTGCCGTCGGAGCCGTGCCGTCGTCACGCCAGCGGATGCCCTGCGTCAGCGGCGCAATGACCGCCATCGTCGCGCCCGCCGGCACCGTCAACGACTGCGCGGACGACAAGTTGGTGATCTGCTGGTAGCCAAGGCAGACAGTTGTAGATTTTAGGCCCATGATGTCCTCACGCCAGGAACTTCAATTTATACAGGGTGCTAAGATATAAGTCCACGATGTTGTCGATGATGTTCTGGATAGCCGTATCATCTTTGTCGCAGACTTTATACCGAAGAGATTCGACCTCTTTTAGGGAATCTTCAAGAAACTC